CGGGGTTGTTTCCGGGCTTCAACGCTGGGTCTAATGGGGTTGGAACGCCAACCGTTCCCAACTCCTCTTTGACCAGCGTGCCGACGTTGCGAGCGAGTGCGATGTCGAGCAGCGCGGTGCGTGCGTCGATGGGAGTAAAACCGGTGATCACCAACCGCTCGCCACCCCTGATCTTCTCCATGTCGAGGGTCCGGTCACGAACGGCGAGTGTGACCTTGAAATACTGTCCGTCGATCTTGCGGTACACCTCGAAATGGTCAGGCATCGGCGTCTTGCGAAGCCAAGAAAAACGTCCCGGATCGGGCTTGTCTCCCTGCGATTTTCGCCGGATTACGGCCCCTTCGTCGATAGTCTTCGTCGCCTTCATCCATTCCTCGGCGGAATGCTGATTTTGACCCAGCGACCACGCCATGTCCGGCGTCAACCAGACGACGCCGTTCTTGAGCTTGGCTGCCTCGGCGACGGCGGGCGCGGCCACGCCCACGGGGGCGGCGAATTGAGCGCCCATCTGCTGGCCAAATTTGTAGAATTCGCCCTCGATCATCTTCTTAAAAAGCCAGTTCGAGGTGAGGTCTTTCTGGACCACGGCTTTGAGGTCGCCATCCAACTCGTTGAGACGTCCAGCGTAGTATTCTTCGAGCAGCATTTGACGGGTCAGGCCGGGGTTGGTTTGCCAGCCCGGATCGATGCCTGCGGGGACCTGATAAACGTCGCCCGTGCGCTTGTTGGTCCAGTCTTGCAAATCGAGGTCCGGTGCCGTCGTGTCGGGCGTCCAGCCAGCGGTGCGGGCGTCTTCTTCGTCGACCTGCAACACCCAGCATTTGCACTGCCAGCCGTTGGGGGGGAAATGCGTCTCCCACCATGGGTCATCGACCCGTAAAACGATGGGCTCGCGCGCCCACGTCAAATGCTCGTCGCGTGGCTCTGCCGACGTGGTCTCTTGGTAGATCAAAAATGGTAGGATTTCGCGGGTCCGCCAGATGCGTTCCCACAGGCCTGCGGCGTTGGCCGTGCGGACGTTGGCGTCGTAGATGATCCGCAGCCGGTGTGGCGACCCTAATTGCACCAATTCGACGGCCCCAGTTTGGGGGTCGCCCATGATCTGCTTGCCCCACCATCCCAGCGCCATCAAACGGGGCTGCAACTGGGCGCGGAATTGCTCGAACGGAACGCCGCGCGCGATGGCCTCATCGACGGCGGCGCGGATGGTGTTGACGATCTCCAGATTGGTGGCTTTGGCGACCGTAAAGGCGTGGGCGTGTTCTTGGGGCCAAACGTCCCGCCAATCGAAGCTCGTAACGGCCCCTTTGTTGCGGAAATAGGCCATCACCTCGGGTGACGGGTCGGCCATGTATCGGATCGTCTCTGCCATGGCTCAAATCCGCTGCCGAAGGGCGCTTTAGTGGGTTAGATTTTGGCGATCAGTTCGCGGGCGCGGCGGGCGGCGTGGCTTTCGTCGATGAAGCAGCGCTTTTCGAGGTCTTGAACGTGGAAATGAAGCACCTTCAAAGCGTCTTTGAGGTCTTGCGCGTGGAGGCGGGCAACCGCGCCCTTTTCGTAGTTGGCGGCGCGCTCTCGAAGGGCGATCAAACGCGAGAAAAACCAGCCTTCAACGGCGTGGAACAGGACGACGACTTTGCGCAGTGTGGCGGCGAACATGGGGAGGCTCCGGTATCGCGATAAAAGGGGTTTACTGCGCCCGTAAACGGCGCTTTTGACGCTTAGAAAGCTGGGTGTCCGCCGTGCTGCACGGGATGGGAACGTGATCTGGCTTCGACCGGCGCTGGGGTTTTTGGCCGGAACCGCGTTGAATGGCCGTTGGTTTTGGGGCAAGAACGAACGTGTCGGGGCCATGAGCCAGCAGCGCGGCCATCATCATCGACATAGACATCATCACGGCTTCACCCCTGCATTTCCGAGCCCGCGTGCGATCGCCATTCCGGCTGCCAGCGTCTCGACGAGGCGACCGGCGTCCATCTTGGTCATTGCCGTCGCAAGACCGGCGAGGAACTCGTCGTAGCTGCCGGAATTGTTGGCGAGATCGCGGATCGGCTTGAGCATGGGATCGGCGACACGCTCCCAATCGCCGAGAGCCGATGATGTCAGATCGTCGAATGCGTCGGCATGGCGCTCGTTGGCGGCATGCGCGACGCCGCACGACTTGCAGACGGCCACGACAGGGGCCTTCGTGCCGGAAGGTGTGCTGCCGGAAGACTTGGGCTTCTTCGCCTTCGTCTTACCGGGCTTACGCTGGCGTTTGGTGGGCTGGCGCGCGTTGCGTGCCTTGGCCTTGTTGGCGGATTTGCGAGGCTTAGCTGGCGTCACATCTTCGGGCTCGACGGCGTCGTCGGGTTCGACCGGATCGGCCTCGTTTTCGATCTCGCCGGTGTCGTCGAACTCTTGCTCGGGGTCAAAGTCGATCAGGCCGGTCGCGCCAAGAATAGCTTCCCCCTCTTCGGGCTCGTTGAACCCGAACCGGTCGCGCACGTGGGCTTCCGAGATGCGCAGGCCGAGCGGGACCAGCGTCTTCAGGTTCGTCGCAAGGCCCGTCAAATCTTCCGGTACCGGCACCGGCAAGACGAGCTTGGGATACTTAGCCTGAGGCCCGTAGTTCAGATCGACGAATGCTCGGATGAGGTCGCGGTTAATCGACGTTTCGAGTTGTCGCGCGTCCGCAAGTTTGATGTCGTGACGGACGTTTTCATGGACCTTGGCTTGAGCCAGCGATCCACCGGCGTCGCTCGTCATGGTCTGTCCGAGAACGAGCTTAGAGATTTGCTTGTCGAGATAGTCGGCAAGGCCTGAGAAGATCGCAGCACCACCGCCGCCCTTGCTGCCGCCACCTTCGACGAAATCGATGGTCATCGTCGCTGGGATGATTGCTGCAGCGTCGCTGCCGATGTTGCGAACGGCGTTGAGCAGTTGGCCGCGATCTTCGGCGGTCGCCATTGGCCCGTATTTGCCGACGCGGATCGGCATCCCGTAGACTTCACAGAACGCAACCCAATCCTTGAGGGTGTAGCTCTTGAAAACGAACGCCCATGCGGCGGGCTTGGCGAGACCGCCCCGGACGGGAATGCCCGATTTGAGGCGCGGGACGTGACGCACGAATTTGTACGGCGGCATCGGATCGCCGTTGACGGGGTCGGTCAGCGAGGCGAGCCGCATGACGCTGCGCTCAACTTGGCTGAACGTGAAGAAGCGGGGATCGCGGTCGCGATAGTCGTAGGGTAGCCACTGCTTGGCGCTGGTCTCCCACATGATTTCGGAGACGGCATAGCCCTTGCCGTAGGCGTCAACCAGGTGCTCGATCATCGAGGCAAAAACCGGCTGCTCAACGAGGTCTTCGACGGCGTCGGCAATCTCGCGGTCGCGCGCGCTTTCGCCGCCTGCGACTACGACGGGATCGATGCACGACAGCGCGCGTTTGCGGGTCGATAGAACGGCGGTGTAGTGCAGCTCGCGCTCTTCCATCTCTTCGGCGAGCGTCAGATAATCGCGGTGGTCGCCTTGATCGGCGGCACGCAGAATGGACGCGAGACGTTGGGGCGTCAGTCCCGGTGCAATCGCGTCGTGCCACAGCGTGCGGACGCCAGCGAGTTCGGGCGCGGCGATTTCCTGCGTGAGGACGCGGCGGGTGACAGGCTCGCCATCCGGTCCCAGAATTTGCGTATTGCGTGCCATCGTTACCAGACCCCAGATCGCGCCTTGAAGCCGCCCGTGGTTTTGACGGTGCGCCAGTCATCATCGGCGCGCCTGTTGTCGCCGGTCACGGGTGCGAGTGCCCCCGACTGGTAACCGTAGGCGACGAGGTCGAGCGTGGTGGCGTGGTAGGCAAGGGCGAGGCCGATGGCAGCGTCGCCGTGGCGGGATGCGCCGTCCTGGCCCTTGGTGCGCTGTGCCTTGGGGATTTGGCCAACGCCGTCGATGCTCTTGATCAGTCGCAGATCGCCGAGAATGTCGGCGTCCTTGGGGATGATCAGAGTGTCGTCTTCAAAGCCCGCTTTGAGCTTGGGCATGTTCTCGCGATACCATTCGACCGAAAACTTCACCTGCATGATCAGGCCAGACCCGAAGCGCTGCATGGCGACTTCTGCGAGATACGCGCCGTTGCCGGTGGCGTCGAACGCGCCGCCGACGAAGCGCGGTAGCCGGTCGATGATATAAAACGCGATGTCCTTTTGCTGCTCGAACGGGATGTTGCGCAGCTCGACGGCGAACGGCGTCTCGCGCTTCAGGTCGGCGCGGATCGTCAAGGGCCAAAGCACGGACAAGTCCGAGACGCGCCCGAAGTCCTGGCCGAACGCATGGGCGAAGCGCGGGTCGAGTTTGTCGAGCAGCGGCTTCAATTGCTGTTCGCAGAAGTCGCGGATTTCAGCTTTGCGCAGGTGTTCCGGCCATTCGGCGAATTGGGCTGGCTGTTCGTAGCGCACGACGGGGATGCCGTCCTTCATGCGGGCTTCGATCAGCGAGGCCGGGATGAATGCGCCCTTGCCGCGTGTGGGAATGCAGAACAGCTCTTCGTCTGCGGCTTCGCCGTAAAAGCCGATGACGCTGGCCCGCCACTCTGCTTCGCCCTCAGGGCTCCAGTCCTTGCCCGTGGAGAGGCAAACGCGCTGATACAGACCCTGACGTAGCGCCTCGTCGAAATCGCAGCGTAGCAGCGTGTATTTGAGCCGCCCGGCGCGAACGTCGGTGACCAGCGTGTTGAACGGGTTTGCGTCGCCATCATGCGTCGAGAGGATCAGGATTTTGCCGCCCCAGATCAGCAGCGCCATCGCGGCCTTGACGACTTCGGTCAGATCGTCATGGAACGCAGCCTCGTCGAGGATCACATAGCCCTGGCGACCACGCAACGAGCGCGGCTTGCTGGTCAATGCGAGGATCTCAAAACCAGACGCGAACGTGACGCGGAACGCCTTGATCGCGGCGTCGTCGTCGCCGTCGTAGAACAGCGTTTCTTCGACATCGCTCGCGGCTTGACCGAACGACTTCGCCCACATGCCGCAGGTGTCAACGAACTCACGGGCCATGTCGAGATTGTAGCCCAGATACAGCGTGTCCATGCCGCCAGCCTCGCGGGTGGCGGCAGAGGTCAACACAGCGTCCGCACCGGCTGCCCATGTGAAGCCGGTGCGTCGCGATTTTTCCACGAGCGTCACGGCGTTCGCCGCCGTCGTCGCGAGCAGAAGCTGCTGGTAGGGCATCAGCACATCGGGGATCGTGTCGCCGTTGGCGACGAGGTGAGGCAGCGCGAACCGCGCCTCGCGGCGATGCTCGATCCATTCCTCGCTGGTGACGAGGCGCGGCGACTTGGTCTCGGATGCGACGATTGCGGTCACGAGGGCTTGCTTTCGGGTTTCCACGCTTCGAGCGCGAACGGTTGACCGGTCTGGTCTGTGGCTGGAATAGGCCGCGCCTGTTTCTCAAAGGCAGCGCAGACCCTGCGAAGGGATGCTTCGGCGCCGTCGCGATCCGCGCGGATACGGGCGATGAATGCGTCAGCTTCGGCAAGTTGCTTGATGGCTTCACGTACGTTTTTTCGGGCCTCGCGCAGGTCCTTCGATAGTTCGCAGATCACGATGATGAGGATGATGATCAGCCAAGGGGCGAGTTCGGCCACGGCGCTCATGTACGGACGCCTCCCAGATACTCGGCACCGAGTTTGGCCCGCAGCGCTGCACGGGCGGCACGTTGGGCTTCGCGCTTTTCGGCTTTGACGCGGTCGCGTTCGGCTTGCTTTTCGGCGGCGTGGAGTAGAACGCCCACAAGCGCGATCCAGTGTTCGGCGACCAGCTTTGGTCCCATTTGGCCAAGGCCTTCGGCGATATCACCCAGCGAAGCGTCGCCGATCATGTAAGCAAGCGCCCTGCCATTTCCAGCGTGTGCGCGCTCGACTGCGCTCTTGACTTTGTCTTGTGCCGTGGGTTTTGCCTTAGCCATTGGTGGTCTCCGCTTGTGTTGGCTGCTTTTTCCTGAACTCCTTCTTCCACTGACTGAACTCGACGGGTGATTTGGTCCGCTTACCCATCACGCCACCTCCGCAAAGCGCGACCGCTTCTTGGTCGCGACCGGCAACGTGCCTTTGTCGGCGCGTTCATCGTGGAGCGCGTCGATCTCTTCCTCAATACCGTCAACAATGACCGCGAGAGCGTCGTTGGTTTTGATCTCGTCCGCGATCAGGTCGGCTTGCTCTTTTGTCCGCATCTTCGCGTTGTTGAGCGAGTGTCCGAATAGGCCTGCGATCTCGGCGTTGGTGGCCTGCGTGTGGCGCAGGATGAGGTAGACGGCGACCTGGCGCGCGCGCAGCGGCTTGGGCCGGTGGCACGATTTCCAGTTACCGAGAAACTGTCCGCGAAACGTCAGCGGCAACAGGCCGAACGCCTTGGCGGTCATGCACATGATCTCGCAGGGGGCTACGTTGCTCATGACGCATACCCCTCGTCGCCGTGGCGGCGCGCACCCCATGCGTCGCGGGCGTCCTTGCGCGGACTGCCGGTGAGACTGAGGCAAGTCGTGACGACATAGCCGTCTTCCACCATCCAGACGCAGGACGCGCCGCGCAGCCTGACCCGCGAACCGCGATTGATGACCGTGACCGGCAACAGCGAGTTCACCTCGCGGCGGATCGCGGCGCGGACGGTGCCGACGTCGTAGCCGTAGGTGTCAGCGGCCCAGCGGATGGTTTTCCACTCGCCGTAACCGCGCTTCAAAGGCCATTCGCAGTCGCATTGAAGCACGCGCTCGAAATAGCGGCGGATAGCGTGCTGTGAGATTTCGAGGCTCGCGATCATGAGCGCACCGCCGATCCCAACCATGCGGCTACGCGGTCGGCTTTACGGTTAGACCAACTATTGATGAAATCGTAAACGCAACCTTCGCTGACTTCGAGCACTTCGGCGATCTCGAATGCATCGAGCCCCAGCACCCACAGTTTGCGCGCCGCACGTTGTTTGAATTCGTCGTCCACGAGACCCCTCCCGCTGCCTACCTGACGCATGACACGGGATCAACGTGGATTGATTTGTGGGATCGGCTAGCGGGGGCAGATCACCCCGTGAGCGCATTTTCCGGCTGTTTGGCGGTGTCGCGGATGCCGAGGATGGCGCGCTTGATGGCGGTGACGGTGTCGGCGGACAAGCCCTTTTCCTTGGCGGCGCGGTCGACGGCTTCTTCGGCCTTCGCGCGGAAGTTCACTTCGATGACCTTGCGGGCGTCGACGTTGAGCTTGCGGGCGCGCTCCAGCGCCATCAGGCTTTCAGACGCCTGATGCAGCATCTTCATGCTGGGGCTTTCGTCGCTGATGGACGCTTCGCTCATCACGTCGAAGATGATGGTCTTGATCGTCTCGTTCAAAAGCAGGCCCACGTCGCCCTCGGGTGCAGCATCCAGTCGTTCGGCCATGATGCCGGCGATCTCGCGGGCGTTCTCCAATTGCTGGCCGTAGGCGGCTAGCCAGAGCGCCTTGCGATTGAATGCGCTCTTGCTGATCGACTTGACGCCGAGATCGGCGAGCGAACCGTTCAACTCGGCCAAGATTTGCATCTGCGGTTTTTTGCGTTGACGCAGGTCTTGTAGCGCCGTCGCCACGATGGGCTCGGCGGCTTCGGGCAGCGTGTCGATGGAGGAGAGGCGTCCGCGTCCACGCTGTGCCATCTTAGGCGTCCAATGCAGGCTTGGCTACGCCGGGGATCAGCGCGCGGCGTTCGACGTGTTCTTGACCGCGCGTCAACATCGTCGCGATGAGCAGGCCTCCGGCTTCGATGAGCGAGATTGCGTGCTGGCGTTCGAGCCATGCGAGTTCGTCGCTGATGTAGGCAGCGGTCTTGCGGTGGCCGTAGCTTTCCAGCATGCGACCGATCAGGTTTTCGTTGAGCGTCGCGCCGGGCTCGCGGGCGAGCGTTTCCAGCACGATCCGGCGCACATCTTCGGCTACGTGTTTGCGGTAATCGGTCACGTTCTGGTCCTCCGTCGCGGCTGTGGTGGCGTCGGCTGGCTATGCGGCGTCCGGGCGTCCAGCAAAAAATCTTCCATCCGCTGGAATGATCGCTGCATCTGCGTCAGCTGGTCTTTCCACTGTTCCTTCATCTGGTCGACCGCGCCGCGCACTTCCTGCATCCCCAGTTCGAGCTTGTGGATCGCCTCTTTGTCCGGGACGTTCTTCAACTGCGCGTCGATCCGCTGGACTTGAGCTTGGGTTTCGAGGTCTGACTTGACGACGCGGCCTTCGAGTGAATTGAAGCGCAGTTCGAGGTCGCGGAATTGCAGCGCCGTTGCCCGGTCTTTGCTGGCCAGCCACGTATACACGGTCGAGCTGATCGCGACGGCGAACGTCAGGACCTTCAGGAGCATTTCCGCATCGACTTGCATTACTTCGGCTTTCGGTTCGGGCCGCAGATGCGGACATAGCGGGCGTTATGGCGGCGGATGCCGTTGATGGTTGTCGTCGTGTCGTCGATGGACCACGTCAGGCGCTTGTAGACGCGGCACGACACGTCGCTGCGAACCGTCACGGCGACAGGTGGGGTCTGATGCGCACAGCCGGACAATAGCTGCCCGATCAGGGCGATGAGCGGGACCAGGGACCACTGGAGGAACGCTTGCTGCTGCTTCGTCTGCTGCTTTGACATAGTCTTGCGCCTTCGTTTCCAGCGTGGTTTCGATATGGGTGACGGCAGCCTTGACGCGGGTGTCGCCGCGCCGGGTGGCAACCGCATGGCCCTTGAGGTAGCCAGCGCCCCAGCCGATGGCGGCAAACGTGCTGCCACCGATCAGGTTGGCCGGGCTCATCAGCCACGTAAGACAGAGCAGGAGGATACGAACCAACGTCATCCGATCTTCTCCTCGCCCGCCGCATCGAAGCGGGCAAACAGCGCGGCAATCGTGCCAGCAATGGCGAGCGTGATGAGGATCGGCTCGGCATGCTCACCCAGGACGCCGAGCAGCGAGGACAGGCCATCGGTGGATGCCTTGGCCTGTTCGGCGGCAGCGCTGACCACGCCGAACGTGACTACGGCCTTTGCGCCGACCCATCCGGTGAATGCGGTGACGGTGCCCCAGAACGTGCGCGAGGATTTGACTACGGCGATGCGGCTACCCATCTCGGGCGTGACAGCTTGCGGCATCGGGCCGTAGTCGTCGCCGATCGCTTCGTCATGAACCCTACCGGAAAGGAAAAGCGCCGC